CTTCTGACAAGTTTAGAAACGAGTATTCAAGAATGCTCCTAAACGCCGCGATTCCGAGATCTCTCTCGGAAGTTCATAACATTGTTGTCGTGAACATGCGCTACCTATTTGGGCTTCCATACAAATGCAACCTAGATGTTTGTGCTTCGATTATAGCATAATTTCGTTCCACAGAGAATACATTACTCACAATGATCCAACAAATTTACAATTTATTAGTATTCTCTCTTCCACGGCTGACTGAACCGTAGGCGCTGATCCCAGAGTTATAAAGGGTGGTGTGTAAAAGCATACTTGACCCCGTAGGGAAGTGAAGGTATAAACAGTTTAACATAACTGACTCCTCCTTGCTCTCTATAACTCCTATTTCACAGCATTTATGTCACTTCTCTCAATTAAGTTAGAGACCCATTTTAGCAAACATTGATGAAAGTGCACCAATCGCCCCCCCTTGGGCATAGCCTTGAATTCCAGTTGTAAGATATGCGGGAAGAATACGAATCGCATCATTAATAATTGACGTCGAACGTACCCTTTCAACCTTCTACATATCCATGGCGACTATTGGCTAAGTTGCAGAGGTCAGGACAGTACTAACTTCAACGGCAGGTGTACCCTCAAAGTGGTAAATATATTTTATTTCTACCGCTGAAGTGGTATTTCCTGGTAATCCTTCAAATCTTAATAGTACTGCCTCTGTCCCTTTTAAGTTAAGAGAGTCTAAAGCATTATAGGTTTGATCGGTAGGTTCTACCCCAGGTAATCCAGAGTAGGTCTATCCGTCAATCCATACTTGATCGACACCAGCAGTAAGACTCGATAATCCATTTGTGCAATGGAAATTATAAGCCTCAGGCGTAATCGGTAAAGATGAAATCGTTACCTTGTTCGTGATCAAGTTTTGCATTGAACACTCCTACGATCCTGGTAGGGAAAGAATCGATGAAGGGACCCCCTATGTAGAGTTACTGGGTGCTATATCAACTACATGTTTTGCAAGTAGATGAGGTAACACCACATGTGTATTCAGTAACTAGGGACCTGGAATATGATTCTATGCAGGAACTTTGACACCGATAAATCTTCCGGTACATATGGACTGGTTCAGTAAATTCCTGACTTCATATCCTACGGATACAAGTCTGAAATTACCAAGCTTGTCAGCTAGCACTGGCTACGGAACAAATGAGTAGCACTGAGGACTAGAATTATAAGATTGCGCCGTGCCCGATATAGGGGCGTTATCACACATGTTTACCAGCGAAAGGTAAGGATGTGCTAACAGCATGACTGACGCTGTACCAGACTGATTGGTTGCCAAGGTGACTGTTCCTTCAGTTTTATACGTAGTGGTGGGGTATGCATAGGGGTCTGGGATTTTGACACCGCAGACATGGGG